GTCCCGATCTGTACCCCGGCCTCATAAAAAAGTTCAATCACTTCCGCCCGAGAGAATGATTGCTTTGATCCGATCATGGATTCGATCTCTGGTCGCGTCCAAAGTTGCGCCGATACCGGATGCCCCAGAATCAGGAGGAGGAAAAATGTCAGTAACGTCTTGATCATGCTTTTTTCTCCCGAGGAAGATTGCCGCCAGGATTCCGGCGGTGAGAAGAATGGCAGACGCCAACCCGAAAAAATAAACTTTCAGGGCGTCACCGATTGCTATTTTTTTGACAGCGGCGAAGATGCAAGCGGCGACAAGGAACGCGCCCGCCAGGCCGCACCCGATACCGACCCACGCCAGCGGTGTCACTGATCGCCACCGGCAGGATAGCCCGGCGATGGTCCCTCATAAGTAATGGTTCCACCGTCAGGATCTTGTTTCTGTTTTCCAATCGCGGGCGTGGTAATAGTAGTAACCGTGTCAGCCGTTGTCGTAGTGGTAGTCGCGGATAATTTCGCCTTCAAACCTTCCGCCGCTTCGGTGATCGGTTTTCCGAGCAACGCGGATGTGATAGACAATAGCCAAACCGGCATGATGTACCCGGCAAACTGAATGAACGCAGGTACTTTGTCAGTGGCGAAAATCACGAGAGCGCCGCCGAATAATACCATGACGGCGAAAATGATAACCGTGACGATCTGCAAAAGTTTGAGCATAAATCCCCCTATTCTACAATTTGATGTTCTTCGTTTGCGAAAATGCGACCGAACCACATGCACCATACGCAAAAATACGGCTTGCCCGCTTTCTTGTAATGCGATCGATAGGTCAGCGGCAACAATTGTTTTAAATACCACAGAATACGGTTCATGTTCCCTCCCTACGCCGTCTTGAGCGGCAGGATATAATAATGCGGTGAGGCAAGGCCCCAACGGGTAAAGCTATCATACGCCGAATGATGTCCCTGTACAAGCGCCGACCCGCACTGACCGATATACGGCCCGGCCGCCGGGTTCCATGGCGAGTCAGTCGGCGCGACGGTCCCGACATGCGAAGAATGGAACTTGTCGTCGATTTTCCTACGCGCGGCCGCGAGGACTGGTATCCCGTACAGGTTCGCGAATAGCTGGGCCTGTAGGGGAGATATCTCCCACACCTTGCCGATCTTCGCCATGGCCGCCGCGTTGTCGCATATTTTTGTAGCACCCGTCCAGCCGATCCCCTGCATCTCAAGCAGGACGCTGGTATCAAATCCGAGCTCTCGCTCGATGCGCTCCCACGATTCGTTGCAGTAGGTAATCTCTGTCCCGTCCGGCCGCTTCTTCCCCGGCTCGTATTCCGGCTTTGATATGATCTCGATGATTTTATTGCTGAGAATATAAGAGGCCGCAGTTACAATCATATCCACCTCAATTCACGCATCTCGCGAGGAAAATAGGGAGCACGCCGCTCAAAACAATAGTTGCGATGACTCCCGTTATCATCTGCCATAATTTTATAGTCAGGTCCTTTGATGTTTTTCCTTTTTGGATTCCATCTCTTTCGCCGATCAATTCCCCAGCGGTTACAGCGGTCTCATGTTCATGCCCCCGGATAAACGTATCAATTGTGGCGAATTTTTCCGCGTGGAGGATACACCGCTGGACGATCCCCGGCTGGTTCGGGTCTCCTGGGACCCCGAAAATTGCATGTTCAATCCCCTGTATACCAATTTTAAACCGCGTCAGAACGTCATTCTGTTTTGACAGTTCCTCCGTCATGCCCAGCGTATTTTCAATTTGGTTTTTTTGAATTTCAATTTCAAGTTCCTGTATTTCATGCAATTTTTTTTCGATGCGGTCCATGAAAATTATATTTTCTTTTGTGAATAGTTCCATGCGCTGTAAAATCTGAAGCAGACTAAGTTTCTTATTCTTTGGCTTTATTCTTCTAATCGCCATTATTCGCTCCCATGCTTTGTCGATCTTCTCGGATTGCTTCATTTTATCTCCTACAATTCATACCGGCACCGTGGGTACCAATTGGCCATCGTGATCTCGGCGAGCGCACCTGTGTCTTTCCTGATGATGGTGATGAGTGACCCGGTTCCGGTGTGGATGTTCGTCGCGTCCATCAATGTCCCCCATCGCCGATCACTGCCTCCGTCGTACCAATTCGGTGTCAGCGTCGCCTCATCACCGATGGCACACCCAAGCTCTGCGGTTCCGCACTTCGGGACCGTCTCAAGGAATCGTGGCTTGACACCGCATCCGTGCGCGAGGGTTTGATGCTGGGCTGCGCCAAATGCCGCGCCGTCAAGGGTAGCCAGTGAATCAATACATCTCCAATTATAGCCAGCCCCCGCCTGAACGCATTCCAGCTCGATGAAGTCTCCCTGAACACGAAGTGGAAATGCCGTCGCTCCCGTGCTCCCGAGCGTGTCCGCCCCCGTCCTTGCGACTGTCGTAATCCCGGCTCCGGTGTCAACCTTCTCCACGCGGATGCGCTGGCCCACGCGAGCGGCACTGGCGGCCGGGATGGTGGCGTTGAACGAGTTCGCGGCGTTTGTGACCATGTGCGCCTGGTACTGATAATATGCCCCGGCGGTGAAGACCCCGGTCTGCTCGTAGACCTTTCGCTCGGGGATGAGCGGGAGTGAATACTTTTGACGGTTAAAGTTGTAGATGGTGTCATAAGCGTCATTACTCGTTGAATATCCGGCGTAGTCGGAACCGGAGAGGCAGTTTATGACTCCTTCCAGCACCCCGCCCGCGTTGATCCATGCCAAACCAACAACGCGCTTGGTAGCTGTGACGTAGTACCCCTGCTTGTCGCCGTCGTAAGCGCCCGTGAACCCAGCGGGAAGTGCGGCAGGGTTGGTCGCGCCAGCTATGGACGTGATGGAGACAGCTGGAACCGTGCCGGTCCGCGAAGCTTCCACCCGCGCCCAGCATGATGCGGTGAGGCCGATGAGGGAGAGCGTGAGCACGGTATCGATGATGACCGCGCCCTTTTGCGAGCCGTCGTCAAGGCCGATCATGCCTTTCGCGAGTTTCAGCGCCCCGGCGTCATTATAGAGATAGCCGGAGCATACCCCACGCCCGAGGGAGTTGATCCGCGACTCGGGGTCGGCCCAGAGGCCTGAAAGGCCGCCGTCTGGCGGCTGTTGTACGAAACGATTGGCCATTGGCCCCTCCTAAAAATCGAACATCGTTAGTTTCACAACGCCTGACTGGTTTGTATAAACAGGCCCATCGAATGCTCCGCCCGTGCGTCGGTTCACACTGATTGTTGTCAATGACACTCCCGTGGAACCACCTGCTACGAGTGCCGGGTCTGCCCCGTCTGTGAACATGTTTATAGGCAAAGATACTCCTCCGCCTATTGTTACCATCGCGCGGATAGAATCGACCGCCGCACAAAACACACCGAGAGAATGGGCGATGGTAATAAAAGCCGTAGTATCCATGTTCCAACCGCTCCATGTGAAGCGAAAGCCTTTCCACGGCCCGTACTGTTCGTGAATCGTCCCGGTATGGAGCCCGATCTGCGAGGCCCATATTTTCTGCCCGTCGAAGTTCACCACGGCCAGGAGCACACCCGCCGCCGACTTCCACGCCAGGCCGATGAGACGTTTGGTGGCCGTCAGATAGAAGCCGCCCTTCTCTCCGTCCCAAGCCGCGCGGACGCTTGCGGGAATAATGGTCGGGTCTGTCGCGCCCACGATCTCTTCTGCTATAAAAACTACAGCCGATCCCGATGCGAACATTTCTATCGAAATCCATGTACTGTTTACACCTGGAGGAAGAGTAATCGCCGTCACCGTGTCGATATGGGCAATCCCGCGCGTGAGGCCATTATCGAAACCAATGCGGCACTTCGGGACGGTGAGCGCCCCTGCGTTATTATAAAGCCGGCCGGTGAGCGTCCCCAGTGCACCCTCAAGCTGTTCGAGGAGGTAGGGGGCCCAGGCGTCCTTGTCGCCGTTTACCTGTGGGAACCGAACGAATGTGTTTGCCATATTATCTCCCGCTTGAGACCCGGAGGGCCTCGATATTCTTATAGACTTTTATGACTTCGCCCGGCATATCGACTTCGACCGTCCCGAGTTCGATGTCCCTTGAGCTTTCTTTCCCGGCGAGTTTGCAGGTGACTCGTTTTACTTTGAGCGTATCATCAATAAGGAATCCGGTATAGACATCACCGCCGAAAAGACCTTCCCCGAAAAAACCAACCCCGAACGGTGTTCCTGAGACGGTGGTATTCGTGGGCGGCCGGGCGCAGAGGACGCGGATAAGTCCATCGGCGGTGAGGAGGAGCGGCTTTTGCGGCCAGATCGTCCAGACCACGGACGCGCTCCGCGTCACCTGTTCGAGCTGGAGGAGCTGTCCCGTCGCCCAGTTATCAATATCCGCATCGTCTATTTTCGGCGCGGTAAGTTTCTCTTCCCATATGTCGAGGTCGGCGTCGTCCGAGATGTATGTGCCGTAGTACGTCCCATCGTCACGAAAAACGTGGAGCTTTGTTTTCTGTTCCCCGGAGTCGGTTGGTTCGTATGAACTGATACCGTACCGACCGCGCCCGACATGGAGCGTCGCCATGAGGTCGGTTGACCGGGGCCGGAAAAAGAAGTCACCCCATCCGTCGACGCCGAACACGTATTCATTCCCGTCGGCGTTTGCTATTTTCTGGAGCTCCTCGAATGCCGCTTTGATACTCACGTAGTGAAAGTTGATTGAGGTGATTACCGTGGCCGGGGCCTGAAGTTTCAAAAGGTTTTTGGTAATCTGGCCGGCCGTGACGATAATGGAGTCAACCAAATCCGCGACGATCTCCTCGATGGTGTCCCCGGCGTAGGTGAGCTCGCCCGTGGACAGCCGGAGGAGGTAGTCATTCATCCCGTACCCAGAATAATCGTAGACCTGCGAAGTCGAACCATCGATGGGAACTGAACGAACAACCCCGAAGAAGAACGGATCCTCGTTGTCGAAAAGGAAAATGCGTATCCTGTCGGTCTTGTCGATTTCTACATACCCGGCAAAATGCAGGGTAAAAGAGTTGCAACCGTTTTCATCAAGAACAAACTCAAGGCCGAGGAACGATCCGATACCGGACTGAAAAAATCCCTTGGCTCCTCCAAGCCTGTCATAGATAAGGATGGTCGCCCCGGATGGAGTGTATGTCCCTGTCCGGCCGCCGTAAGGGCCGCCGCCGTAGGCAGGGCTTCCGTAAGGCGTGCTCATAAATAGATCTCCCGCCAGATGATGTCCATGGACACGTCCGCGCCTTCATATCTTATAGTATTAACCATCGGTTGGAGCCGGGGGAATCTGGCCTGTACCACGTATTCAATCGTCGAGTTGCCGTTGCGTTTCACCGTGCCGTTGAACGAGTCGATTTCAAGGATGTCGCCTTGTTTGAAGTTTGGATCGTTGTACTCGAACACCATCCCGCCGTCGGTTAAGTTTCTGATGATGACAGACGGCACGTCGGCCCCTTGATCGGCGGTGATGGTGATGACCGGAAGCGCCACATCATCAGAAGCGGAGTTGTCGACGCTGAACTCCTCGCCATCAGTGAGAAACCCTGTCCCCGTGGTGACAAGGCTTTGAGCTTCGGCCTGCCAAAATGGATACTCGACAACGAATGAAATGGTAGCCGGATGTTCGATCCGGTATTCCCCGATATAGGAGCTTGATACTTGCGGGGCTTTGACGGTGAGAAATCGCTGGACATGATCATCGGAAACGTAGAACTTACCGCCCTTCTTCACGCCCCGTTTAAATGCCCTGAGCTTCGTTTCCCACGCGGCCAGGCTATCGGCCCGGATCGCCCCTGTGACCACGATGATCCGAGACTCAAGGAACCCGTCCGCCGTGTCCCGTCCCCCATTGGCGAAGGGAATATTCTGGACGTTCGAGGATACCCGCCATGAATCGTCTCCAAGGAAAAAGTCTGGAGGGAAATCATAGCGGTTGCCGTCTGAGTCTATGAGATATACATTCGCGCTCATGCGGCCCCCCTCAACATCGCCCGATATTGCGCCGCGATGATGGCGCTGGCCCGATCGGTGTCGGTATCGTTATGGACGTCACCAAAATAGTTATTCATCTGTGGCCCAGAGCCGCCGAACATCGCGCGGCTATCTTCATTCGAGTATACCCGTGCGCTTCTTTCAAACTGCACGACCTCAGGGCCGCGCTCACCTACCAGTGCAAGACCTGGCTGGGCAAGACCACCACTGGCGAACGCCGGCATGGGCTGGCTAGCGATAAGGCCAACCTGCACGGCTCCCAACGCGCCGATGATCCCGGCAAGCACGAAGTTGAAAGGCCAGAGCCAGGCCATGCCGATAGCGGAGGCCACGCCCGTGGCGGTGTTCATGATCGCCTGCGTAACCGCCGCGGCCTGCTGTGCGATCCACTGTTGTTTCTCTATCTCACGTTTCTTGGCGGCGTACTCCTCGTCAAGGGCTGCCAGCTGTGCGGCCCGGTCCTCCTCGTCGGTTACGTTCGCCTCGATGTTTGCTTTACGTTTTTCATAATCATTATCAAGCGCTTGCATTTCATTATCCAGCGCCTGGGTCCATATCGCGCTAATCTGTCCCCAAACCTGTGTAGCGACGTTTTGTACTTGCCCAAATACGGTCGTAATATCATCAACGGCCTTTTCCCATGCCGTCTTTGTCTTGCCAGCGGCTTTCTCGCTTTCTGCGGCAACCCATTTATCAACTTCAGACTTGTCTTTCGCCACTTCCCGATACTTGTCTGCTTGATCCTTAAGTTGTCTGATTTTTGTCTGTAGCTCGTTTTCGCCGATGGTCTTCCGTGCTTCCGCCCAATCCTTCTCGATGTCGGTGAGCTTGCGGCCGGTGTCCTCCCCGTTGGCAAGCAGTTTTGTCATCTGCCTGGCGGATTCTTCGGTCGTCCCGCTGAGATAATCTTTGATTTCTTTTTTGCGTGTTTCCTGTGTTTTTTTAAATGCCGCTTCGAGCTTCGCGCCTTCAGAATCGGCCGTCTTGAAAATGTCTACGACTCCAAGTACGCCGACCTTGATTATATCCTCGACCCCTTTATATTGATCGACGACAAAAGTCTCCCATGCCTTCCCCGCGCTCTGGGCGGCCGTGAGGAACGCCTTGGCATATTTCGGGTCTCCAAGATGTGCCCACACATCGACCATTTTACCGATAACATCGGCGGTCATTATAAAGGCTTTGATTAAATTCCCGGTCGTCTGGATGGTAAACTGGATGACTTTCGCTATCACAGTTATAACAAGAGCAAGAACTTTTCCAACGACAGCGAGAGCGGTGAAAATGGCGTGTGCTTCGTTCCCCGGCCCTACGATATCGGCGAAAGACTTCTTTATCTGCTCAATGATCTCAGCAAGCGCCGGTCCGATGGCGTCAACAATGGGCTGGGCAACCATTTTTATAGTCTCAAAAGCCGCCGCGACATTCGAGAGAATATCGGAGATTGTTTCCATCCCCTCCGTTGAGGTAAGCCATTTATTGATAGCGCCGACTATCTGATTAAGATTCTCGACAAGCGGTCTGCCTACGGCCGCCGCATACTGTCCGATGTTTTCCTGAAAGTCGCCCCAAGTGTTATTGAGTGCTGTCACGGCCCCGCCGAACGTGTTACGGATAGCGGCCGCGCTTCCGCCGAACTTCTTTTCAAGCTCGGTGAGGATAATGGCTTGCGCCTTCCCGAGTTGATTTGTTTTGACGAAGTTTTCTATCTGGTCTTTTTGCGAAGCCGAAAAGGTTACGCCCATGCGCTGGAGCATGGTGAGCCCACGTATCGGGTCTTCAAGCGCTCGACCGACAAGCCGCGCATTACCGTTCAGGTCCCCGATACGCGCCGACATATCGGCAATCGCCATCGTCGTGCGCGGAAAAATGTCCTTTCCTATTTTCGTGTAGGTAAGGATCATGTTCTGCGCGGCGAGTACATTCTCATCCGCGAAGGTTGTATTTTTTTGTACTTCACCGGAAAGGTCGACCAGTTCTTTCACGGTCATGCCAATGGCGTTACCCGTACTTTTGAGCGTGGCCCGCGTGATGGCGATTGCTTGCTCTTGCGCGTTCCATGCGCCTATCGAGTCTTTGACGAATCCAGTAACAAGATTTATGGCTTTTTTGACGGCGGCAAAAGCGACTTGAGCATCAAACATGCTCTTCGTCATGCTCTTCGTTTTAGCAACTGCGCCGGTTAAAGCGGCTGTAAATTCGCCGGTTTCAAGATTGATCTTCCCGACGATACTGCCAGCGTCGAATGCCATTGTCAGAACCTTCTGGCTTTACGCCCGATGGTATCCCATAAAGTCTGCCTGGCTCCTCCGTAGACGAGCTTATTGAGCCGGTTGATGATCTTCGTCCGCCAGTTTTGTAGCTGGCGTGAATTGCGGCTCCCCGGTTTAGAGCCGACATAGGCGACGTTGAACGCCTCAGCGGTGTCGAGCTGGCGGAGAAGTCCATCCGTTTCCTGTAGCTTCAGGACTTCCCGCACCAAAACGCTCGGCAACCTGACATCATAATCCGCAAATAACCGCTCGACTTCATCGAGCGAAAACCCCCAGTGAATAAGACGGAGCGGACCGTGAAGAAATGCCCCGTCTACATGCTGGGGTTTTGCAGTTCAGTCGTAAAATGCTTCACGGCGGCGTTGACCACGCGGATATCAAGATCGAAGTAATCCTCCGTTTTCCCGCCATAGATGAAAGCGGCGGTCGCGTAAGATTGATCCTGCATCGGGAGCTTGTTGATCGGATGAGTCCCCGACGCAATCTCTCCCCACGTCTTTTGGATGTCGCGCGTCATGGTCTTTGCCGTGAGTGTCTTCATGCGCCCATCCATAGCCTGCACTTCGCAGGTAATGGGGTCCGGGTTCATGATCTTCTTTGTCTCTCTCTGCATCATGTCTACTCCTTATGTTTTTTAGTAGCCGGTTCCCAAACTGGAAGCGTGGCCGGAAACGCCAAAAGCATTGTGGCGCGTCGCGTCCCTGAAACAGTAGAACTCAACGTCAACCGCGCGCTGGGTGTCAGGCCCGAATGTGGCCATAGGACCGGTAAGGCGGGGATATGCCTTGTAGAATGTAAGGATATATTCTGGAACAGCCGAAGATACCCCATCGGAATCGGCAAGAGATAATACAAGCTCTTTAGCAAAATTATCTTTACCGCTCCGGTACAAGTCTGCCGCGAGCAAAGCGCTATGTCCTACAACGGTCACGCCGCGCATAAGCTCTTTGAGTCTCGCCCATGTAGTTTGAGCAAGTTTGGCTTTAACGATATATGCTTGCCCTGTCACAACCTTATCAGCAGGCTGCGTGCCGTCCTGAGCAAAGAATATATCCTTAATGTCTTCCGTGTAGTCAATCGTAACCTCATCAAGCGTCTTTCCCAAAGAAACGCCATTAAATTTTAGGTTACAAACATCTAAGCTTCCATCGCTTAGATCAAGACCCATAGGATTATTAGCCATTTATGACTCCTCATATATGACTCCATAATTCGTCGTAAACGACGTTCTTCCTGCGCCATCCTGCCCTATACAATACGGGAGCTGAATGGCGGCTATTTCCGACACTTGTACGGCCGGATAGTTTACCCCGTTCACGTTTAACGCGGCGGGGAGTATGAGGCCGAATCGGCCATGAAGTTCGTCAAAGATATCCTTAGCGTCCTTCGCGGCCACCGGCGAGCTCAAATCGCGGTTGAGCACTTGGAAATGAGCGGTGCTATACTTCGTCCACGGCTGGCTTGGCCCGCCTGAATCCTGTACAAGAATGCAACGGTCGGGAAGCGTGACCTGTAGGGCGGTATTCTCTCTGATGTTCGCGTAGAAGTCGAGCGCAGGGAATTCGTTTCGAAGGTGCTGGACGAAGTTATAAATTATAATCATGCGCCCCGGCTCCTCTTGTTTCTAATAATATAAATTACCAGCACAATATTGATAATGATTACAAACACATCGATTACACATGCGATGATTGAATATGCTGTCATGCGCCCGTTCCCTTCTTCAAAAGCATCGCGTACATTTCAAGCAGGTCTTTCCCGTCGGCGGTCATGTGCTTTTCCAGCCACTTATTCCCGACATCGCCAAAAGTTGCGGACCGCGCAAGATTAGACGCCATCTTCTTCGCGCTTGGATTTCTTCCTCCCGGAAGCCATGTATCCTCGTGCATCTTCGCGGCGTATATCGTATTGTAAACGATGGTGATAATGTGCATTGGCGCGTTGTGCGTTTTAGCAGGCGTCCCCTTTTTATACATTCCGCGCGTGTCCTGTATGAGTACCGGGCCAACGAACACGGACGCCGACCCGCGCAAATTACTTGTATCGATCGGCGGCACCGTCGAATCGTTCGAACTCCCTTGGTTGCACCAATTCAAAAACTGCATGGCGACTTGAGATTTCGCGTGAAAGTCAACGCCTCCCGTTTTGTCCATGGCTACGAGCTGTTGATATCTTTTTAAACCGTCAGGCAACGTCGCCTTGAACGTAAAACTCAAAGCCATACCTCCCAATCAAGTATAGCAAATCCATGGCCTTTAGTAAACGACTTCACCGGCCACTTCTTCGCCGGGAGTTCCGCCGTCTTCCCGCATCGCATCTTGAGCATGAACATACTTTGATAACTCACCAAAGCCGCCGGGTCAAGCAATAGGTGGACGTTTGAGACAACTTCTTTCCCGGTCTGGTCGCGGACGATAGAATTCTTATCCTCCCATCGCGCGCGCACTCCCGCCTGAGTCGTTTCCGTAACCGCTCCCCATTGATCGACTATCCGAGTCACGATGTCTACGGTATCGGTGAGATACGTGCTTATCATTCGCGTTCCTTTCGCTTTCTCGTGAACCAAAGGACTTGCAACCCGTTGTCATTCCGCTCGCCCGCCTTCATCAATTCATAATTCGTCAAATGCGCCGACACATATTTCTCATCGGTGTTACACGTGAGACAGGTGCGCGGTCGTAGCGCGAAGCTCGATTCGCTATATGGTTCGCGTTGTAATTCAGTCCCGCGCCCCATGTCTCTGATTTCGAGGACAAGTTTTTTCGCGCCGGATTCATCACAAGTCTTCAGGAAGTTGTCGAGATAAAGCCGGGTCGGGAAATGGATAATAACCGCCAAGGCCACGATGATGTCAGGCGTTTTTTCCGCGAAGTTCCAGCGGTGTTCTTTTAATAGGATGAGCTCTTTGTTTTCAAACTCTGCGAGATTCGCCGCCGCCCGTTTGTTCGATCTCTCGGCGATGTCATATCCGATATATTTTTTGGCTCCGCCTTCGAGTATTACCAGGCCCATATATCCGCCGCCATGACCGAAATCAATGACAGTTTTATTTTTCACGCTCCCCATTTCAGCTACGATAGTGCGGCACCGTTCGATCAGATATTCCGCCTCGCCAGACAATCCGAGGTGTGCGTTTCTTTCGTTTGTTCCATTCCAAAAGCGATTCATATTAAAGGCGAGTTGTTTCTGTTTCATCATTAAAACTCCACGGTTGTAAATTTGCGCGTCAGCTTGTACACATTACTGATCGCTCCCCCGATACATACGCATCGGGCTCCTCGTTTTAGTACCGTCTGCACATCTTTACGGGTCGCATAGTTCCCCTCGGCTATGATGTTCTTTTCACCAGCCTCGATAATCTGGTCAACCAGCGCCAGGTCTGGCCGGTGATTTTTGTGAAAGACTGAAAGTGTCGTAGCCGCGAACGCATAGGCTTGGCCCTGAAGTGAGGCCCAATCGTCGAAGGTGGCGATGTCGGCAACCACCTTGATATTGTTCTCCTTGCACCATGCGAGGATATCCATGCGCTTCACGTTGCAGGTACGGCAATCGACCGCCACGTAATCCGCCCATTTCGCCACCTCTTGGACCGCCTCAATGGTCACGGTGATATACGCCTCTCGCGCTGGCGCGTTGACGTGCATTTTCTGCAACCCGATAACAGGCACGCGCTCGACGCCTTCCTGCAGACGGATCAACTTATCCGTGCGAAGCGCGATTGCCCCGGCCCTGACTGCTTCGCTCGCCAGTTCCCCGGTCGTTTTAGGCTGGTATCCTTGGATTGATACTATGATTCCCCGCTTCATATTCTCACCGCCCAGGAAGTATCGGGAAACATTTTATGCCGTCCGCCGCGCAGTTCATCGACCGCCCTTACAACGCTCGGAAACTTACGCGAATAATCATGCCCACAAAGGAACCCGCCAAGCCGTACCTTCGGAAACCATGCTTTGATGTCCGCCTTGACTCCTTCGTATCCATGGATGGCGTCGATGTAGACCATATCGAAAAAGCCATTCTTATAGCGCGCCGCAGCTCCGGGGGATGGTTGCTTGACCTTGATGACTTTTTCATTCATGGAAAAGCGCATGTCAAAGATTGCTTCAACCTGCTTCATGTCGTACTCGCTCGCTATTTCAGGTTGATCGGATGACCATGGATCGACAGCGTAAATCTTATCGAAGTATTTCGCGAATACTTGAGTCCCTGCCCCGGTCCATACGCCTATCTCCGCCATAATCAAATCGGTGCGCCCGTCTAATTTTTCCACGAGCCACCGGCACATGGCGTCGAGTCCGGCGATGCTTGCTTTCGTCCGCTCCGGTATATTCACTTCATTACCTCTCTTAAAACAATAAAGAAGATGGTTTGCGCGATATTGAGAGCACTGATAATGATGATGGCGTTCCACATGATTTTGTCTTTCTTTCTCGCGTCCATGCTAAAACCCCCTGTAGACTTTGCGGACTTTCTTCTCCGCATCGATGATGTCCTGGACAGCGCCCTCCGACTCCTCGACCTGCTTGACGGCCGCGATGATCTTTTCCATATCGCGGAAATCGGATGATACGGTTTTGTGGTCTGACCCCTTCATGGTTTTGTCGAGAGTGTAGTGCCTTTCGATGTATTCAGCCCCGAGGAGCACCATCATCGGGATTGCCTCCCCGTCTCTTTCGTGGCTTGAATATCCGATGGTCGACCCCTTGAGCGCATCCCGGAGCGCCCTGAATTCAGCCATGCGTACTTGATCGATTGTCGCCGGGTAGAGGGACCGGCAGTACATGGTCACGTCGTGCTTACCGAAAAACTGCCAGCCGGTGATTTCGTCAAAGGTGTGCATCCCGGTTGAAGCCATGAAGGAATAATTCCAGCCCATGAGCGCGCGCGTGAAAGCGTAGTGTGTATAGAACTGACTCGGGAGCTTGATGAAGTCCCATGGGAGCTTTTTCATCTCCTCGATGGACACCATATCGAACACGGACACCCCGGCCGCAAGCCCGAGGTTATGCGCGGAAATCAAAAGGTCTTCGAGTTGGCCGGCCGTTAACTCAAGTGCTTTTCGGTGTTCGTAGTAGTTCCCGCCGAAGCTGGTAGCTGGATCGCGCGGCATGAGCCGGAGTGCTTCGCCAAGGCTTTCGGTATCGCGCTTCTGGAACTTCACCGCCCACACGCCGAGCCGGGCCGCATCATCGATCATCTGGCGGGCGATTTTCATGTCCCCTTGATGGTTGCACCCAATTTCTTCGATGAGCCGAACTTTCATGTCAGACTCCTTAAAGCATCTGCGTCAACGTATATTCCTATCGGTTTGCCCATGTAAAGTTCGTGATATCTTACTCCAATACGGCGCAATTGATCTACCGTTGTTTTATACAAGTCCCACCCTCGCCCGGTCCAGAGTATGATCGTATCTCCCTCGGCGTAATGTCGATTGACGGCCTCAATTTCCTTCTTGTTCACTTTCACTATTCTATATTGAGCGCGGAAACAGATTCCACAATCCACGCGCTCGCTTTTTATAAGTGTTCCATCGATGTCGATGACGTACGTCTTCATTTCCCTGCCTCTAATAGTTCTTTCAGGTTGTCGATGTCGTTGTCATACGGATCTGGAAAAATGATCCGCGCCTTCGAGTTGGCAAAATGGTTTTCCCGTATCTGGTCAGCCTTGAAAATGTAAAATGATCCCGTTTCCCGGTAGATGATGCTTTTCCCGGTCGAGTTGTAGTCCCGATATTTGTCAAAGAAGTTGAGAGCGCCACCCGCTTCGTCGTAGTAGAATGCCGGTTTCAAAGCCTTCGCGGCCAGCCCGACAGAGTATCTGCCATCGAGATATTGCTTGACCCATTCCTTTATGCGCGGCACGTCTCGGAGCGGCGAGGTCGGTTGTAAAAGAATGATATGATCTGCTTGAAGCTCTTTGTTGTACTCCGCCAGTTCCTTGCCGGTTTCGTGGACCCCATCGGCATGCTCGAATAACTTGCCCCTCACTTCGACCTGGTAAGTGGACGCAACCGCGCGGACTTCCGGCATATCGGTATAGACGTAGACCGGGAACCCAAGCGCCACGGCATCCCGCAAAGTGTACTCGATGAGCGGGACGCCTTTGAGCAAAGCGATGTTCTTCTTGGGTATCCGTTTGCTTCCCGCGCGAGCGAGGATGACCGTGACTATCTTCATTTTACGATCTCCTTTATGAGCAGATAGGCCGCGTATACGTTCGCAGGGGTGAGCGCGATAATTGCCCCTATGAGCACCGCCTGGCGACGGAGCGCCCGCTTCGCCTTGCCGACAAGTACTTCAAACTTCGCCCGCGTCCCCATCTCGATTGCTTGCCGCGATAGTTTCCTGTAGCGTTTCGCTTCCTTTCCGCCCATGTTTATCTCCTCAATTCTTCTTCGATGATCGAATTAAACTCGCTCACCATTCTTGTTTTATCGTATCGGGAAAAAGCAAACTCCCGGCATTTTGCGCCGAGCGCTTTACGTTTCCCGGTATCGCGCAATAGGTCAATCACTGAATCCCTGGCGGCGTTGATAGTCGCGCACCGTATCCCTATCCCGCCGGTCACTTCTTCGAGTACCCCCGTCCCTTCGTCAAGATAGATAATCGGCAGTCCGGTCGCCATAGCCTCTATCACGGCGAAGGAAAGCGTCTCTTTGAAACTCCCGTTCGCATGAACGTAGACCGATAATCGGCGGAGGAAGTCGCCCTTGAACATATCGATTCGGCAACTATGGTCATAAGTGACGCGCTCATTTTTCAGAAACGGCCGCGAGCCGCCTTCCGGCTTTTCCGTGAACATGACGCACCGGCTTCCCGGAACCGCTGCGAGTATTTCGAGTGTCGCCCGGTTCCATTCAGGGTGCACCTTTGACGCGCTCCAGCGGGTCATACGGCCGAACACCTGAGCGGAATAGTCAGGCGCCACGTCACGATAAGGCGCAAGGTCGATACCGGGGACGATCACGCGGTCGACCTTGATGAGGTGCTTTTGCAACCAGCGCTTCCATGCATGGGTGAGCGCGATGGTCTTTCCCCATGTTCCTTGCGGGAGCACGTTCACGGTATGGACAATATTTATTGTCTTCGCTTTCTGCGCGGGAGTCATAACGTTAATCGCCTGCGTGGTCGATAGGAAATGCTCGGCGATATACAGGTCAGCCGGGGGGATACCTTTCCTCGCGTCGACGATCATATGCTTGCCCACACACTCGGCGAAAACGTGCCGGGTGATGTCTCCATGAACCTTGATGTCCCCGGAAAATGAAAGGTGGACGATCCGGGCCGTTCGGGCCTCGATGCGGGGCATAAGTTTGTGCCTGGCCGCGAAAGTTGCGTGATCGATGCGCTTGAAAGTCGGGATGTCAGATACTTTCGAGACGTGGATAATCCGAGACGCCCAGGGCGCGAAGTGGTCAAAGTACTTGAGCACGTTTTGAAACTTCTTGAGCCGCTTCGGTTCCTTTATCTCGGCGGTATAGTTTTCCTTGTAGTGGTAACTCTGCGCCGTCGCTTCCCCGTCACCGCCGTTACCGATGAGATAGATAGGGTCGGCCCCTGAGCAAATAGCGAGATTCAACGCCGCCAGCCCAGACAGGTTCCCGTTGAAAAGTCCATCCTTTAGCCGTTCACTCGGCCCCCGTCGCTGGCAGAAAAACACCTTCACGTTACCGCTCGGCTTCAGCCCCGTTGTTGCCTGAGCGAAAATGAGTCCGCGATAACGGCCGAGGTCGTAGGTCGTGCGTTTGATAAACCGTTCGTCAAGAAACAGGAACCACTCGAATCCATCCCAATCCTCAATGGCGTGGTTAATCCCGATGGTATGTTTCCCCAGGAAGAACTCCCACCCGCCGACGGCCGCGAGCGTGTTCTTGAGGCCTTTGCCTGTCCCGATGACGTAGGCAGGCTTTCCCGCCCACACGCCGTCAACGCCCGAATAGTTGCGATCCTTGAGTGAAGATCCATCAAGAAGGCCCATCTCCTGGAACAGCCGCCAGGTCCTGTCCGGGCTTTTGTTTTTACGCGCTTTTTCAAGGTCGATGTCGCGTAGCTGAATCATGCCCATTAGTCTTCACCTTTTCTTTGCGAGACCGGCACGAAGCTATCCCGCGTCGGGTGCTCTTCGGTTTCGCCATTCGAGAACTCGATAAAGTCTTCGAGCGTCCCCTGTACTTCCATGCCTTCCCGAAACGCTGAATCTATTGTGTGGCGGCAATTTGGATGAAATCCAGGAAGCTCCGTCGCCGGCGGGAAGTCTGGATCATCGCCTGAGAGGCTGTATATTTTCCCCTCGAACTCCATGCAAATTTCACAATTCGTATTATGCGCGCTCACCTGCACAAGGTCGCCCCCTGCCGCGCGCACGGCCGTAGTCACGCCCATCGTCGTTGCTTCGATGAGCTTCGTCCGTGTCACCATCTCGGCATATGCGTCCACGGTGTACTGGCGGGTATCTCCGTTTTTGTCAACGATGGTTACGAATTTCCCATCTTTTAATTTTTCTAAAAGCGCTTCCCGTAGATTCTTTGCCGTCCCCTGAGGCGATCCGCTTTCGAGGTATCCTTCCTGAATCGCCTGGTTGATTTGTTTCTCGGCGAGGTTGACCTGTTGCGTGGCCCGCATGAGCCTGTTGAACGTGGCCTCCCCAGACAGATACCCTTGATCGAACGCGGAGAGGGTATCGTTAAGAATCGACGCCAGGCCCTGGACATACACATTCGACCGCGAAAAGGCGTTGTAGTGAATCGTCCGCGGAGTGAACTCGGACGCCTTGAGCTTTGCGATTTCATCACGTACGGATTGGTCATACGCGGCCGGAATCTGTGCGGTAACAAATCTCTTTGTAATGGCCCGCATCTCTTCATAGAGCGCGGTCATTTCACGCCTGGTCATGAGCCAGTAAGTGTTCGATGTTTCACTTGTCCCAGCAACTTCCGCGACAAGCCTATCGAGTTTTGTTTGTATCCGCCTGAGCCGTTGAGAAATCTGCTTTGCCTGTCCCGCCGCTTCGCGGAACTGTAGACGCGCCATCAATAACTCCTTGATACGGTTGGCTTGTAGTTCCCGCTTGTATAAAAATCCTTGATCATGTTTTTGATGAACGGTGGTAGGTCTGGGGCCGTGAGACTTTCGCTCCAACTCATAACAGAGAATGACCGCACCCCGCCAGCATAGAGCGCCGACCGCTTGTCCCACTCCTCGCCATGCTGGTACCAAAACCACGCCGTCTCACATTGCGCATTTTTTACTGACTGCGCGGTCGATGTCGCGGCGATGGTATAGCCGGACTGCCTCATCAAGAGGTTGTAAGCCGTGCGGAGTAGTGCTTCTTTATCGGTATCCGGGAGCCCGGCCCATGCGCCCGCGCCGTATCGCCAGGAAATGTAATCGTTTGCCTCCGCGATAGTGACCCATGAATTATTTCCGATTACGATCATCTTCACGCTCCTTTTAGCAGACCCGAGGAGTCGAACCCCGGCGGATTCAGCTATATAACTGACGTGGAACCGCTCCACCCGCCTGCTATAAAAAGGCGGAGCCGAAGCCCCGCCCAAGAGATCACTTTTTATTCAAGTTCCAGTTCGTAGGCCTGGTCGGTGTCGCCCATACCAGCACCGTAGATGCTCCACACCGACTGTACTTCGTTCAGCGTCAAGATGTCTTTCGGCTGGGTAAAGGTGGTCGGGGCCATCGCCTCGTTTTTCTGGCTCTTCCTTCCCGGGAGAACCAAAAGCGGGTGACGGGCCACGATGTTCGCGTTGTACGTATAGACCCGCTGAATCGGCTGCGTGGTGACAGAGGCTCCCGGCGAGTTCGCGCCGATAGCACCGGCGGCAACCGTGAGGTAGTTCGAGGTCAGCACGAAAGCCGCTTCGATGCGCGCACGGTCGGACGGGTTCGCGTAAAGGATGAGCCCGGCATTCGCCATGTCTCCATATCCCTTGTCTTTGTTCACGTTGCCGATCTGGAACGCGCCCTCGTTGATCGTGGCAACGTCCCGCTGTACCTGAGTACCGCCGACGCCCTGCCAGGTGATGACATTGAGGGCCGCCGCCGTAGCGAGCAACAGATAATGATTATCAGCCTTATTCGCGTAGAACTTATTACGGAAAGCACGGGCCTGGTCCAACATCTGCGCCAGTTTGCGGAACCGGATCGCCTTGTCGGTGAACCCAAGCGCACCACCGTAGTAGTCCACGTAGATATTCTGTTTGGTGCCGGTCATGGTGAGCACTTCGATGCGCTCTCCCTCAAGCACCTTTTTGAACGTGATACCGTTCTTGATGTTTCCGATCTCCCAGAAATCAGAGGTCCCATCACGCGGCACGTCCTGAAACGACAGTTCCCATCCCATATCGAAGTTGTCTTCCTCGACGGTGACGTTGAAAGCGTTCGTAGTGAGCACCGCGAAATCAGTGGACACGGAGACGGCCTGCAAGCTCTTTTTCATGGCCTGTAGGCTGGCACGCATGACCCTGTTGGGTTTCTGCATGAAAGCCTGAAGGGCCACATTGACCTGCGAGCATTCGGCCGGGCTCGCGGTCTTTTCTGCCACTTTGAGGAGCATGTTCATGAACAGCTCGTCGTTGGCGGTAAAAAAATTCTTATTCGTAATCATATTCTCCCGCCTCCTTTAAACGAGTTGATCGTAACGGGTGCCGTCAAAGTTCATCAGCACCTCGTCAACGTCTTCGCCAGCGTCTTCTTTTGCCCACCCGACGAAGTAGCTATCGGTTCCGGCCACACCCGAGGGAGTCGGGGACACGGCATCCGAAGCAACGATATAGTAGAGCCTGTCGCCCGCGAGGATCGCCTCGCCCGTGCCTGTCACCTTTTTGGCGATGACCTGCCTACACCTATAAATGAAAGTGCCAGCCGCCAAAGCCGCAAGATCGGTGACCCAGAAACCGGCGCAGTCCTGCCTGACGGCGCAGTCGCCTTTTTCGACAGCACCCGCCGGCGCGACGTTCCGGAGTTCGTCATAAATGACGTTATCAGCCCAATGGAAAGGTCCCATAAGGACCCCCTTAGACATCCTCTTCCAAGAGAGGGTTGTTGACCTTTTTCGTCAGATCGTTTGGATCGTTCGAGGTCTGTCCGCTTGCGCTAGTGGAAGCGGCACTCGAAGCACCCGTGGCGCTATCGGTGCCGACGCCTGCAACGTCGTTGTATATGGCAACCTGTTCCTGCGCGAACTTCTGCAAACCAGCGTCCGTTACGTCCTCCACCTTATCGGTGAGACGTTTAAGAATGAACGCCGCTTGTTTCTCCGTGTAGTTCGCGGCCTTCATGAGTTCACCCAGCCTTTTCGGGGCTTTGGTAAACTCGACCGCGCGCTTCATTGCGTTGAGATCTCCGGAGAGCTTCGACTTGTCTGCCTCGGCCGTCGTGAGTTTGGCGGTAAGATCATCGACGTTCTTCTTGAGTTCGTCGTGAGCCTTGGCCTTCTCAAATGTCGGCGAGAAAAGCTGGTCGGCTTCGAGCTGTTCGCGGGTGAATACCTGTAACGGTTTCACCTGGCGCTTTTGCATCTCGGCCAGAAGTTCTGGAAAGGTTGCCTGTGCTAAATCCATAGGATATCTCCTTGACTCGTCAAGAGTCTGGCCGCCGTCCTGGCCGCCATCAATTTTATTTTCAAACGCCTGAACCATCCCGAGGCGCACCGCCCCAGGAAAAGCAGGTTTGTCGCGTTTGCTTGAGGAAAGAGCGATTCCGGTGAGCGCCGCGATTTTATCCGCCACCCACCCGGTCGCCGTCTGCGCCAAATCCCATTCAGCTTCTTGGCTACAGATGTCGAGATCGGCAACTTTCTCTTTATTCGGAAAGTAACCGACCACGACATGATGAAGTGTCCCCTCGATCTCTTTTTCGCCAGACGCCACAACCTCGCCGAGTGCTTCACGCCCCTCGGTTGAATTATCAGCGTTGTGGTCGAGAAAAAACTTGACGCCCTTGACGATGACATTTTTGATCGACTGCACCGCCCGGCGAAACCACGATATCGACCGCGCGCCTTCGCCCAATACTGTTGGATTGCTTGTTCCCTCGTGACAGATTGAATACGCCTGCAAAAGCGGATGCGGGTCGCGTTCCTTGATCTTGGCAAGCGTGGCCGGATCGACCATTAAGAGAACGTCAAACCCGGCGAGGGCTTGCATTTGGAGTCGGACGGGTATCCGCTCAAAAGCTTGCGTCAGCATCGTTACTCCTTCGGCTTGTCGGGCTTTTTCGGTTTCTCTTCTTTCGCGGCGAGCTTCGCCAGCGTTGCGGCCTTAGCCTTCGCCATTACCTTCGGCGTCAGTTCCACTCCCGCCGGGACCATCGCCCCGGTCGAGATTGGCACTTCCTGCCCCTGCTTGTTTTCCTGTTCCATTCGTGTCTCCTTCCAAATTTATTTCTGTCCCTAAAATCGAGGCTATCGTTATTTCTGTCTTTTTTTTCATTGCGTTACCCCGGTTATCTCATAATAATCTTTTCCGCCACTACTTATTTTTTGTATCCCCGTTATACGCATTCTACCAGAACCATTTAATATTTCATATGGCGGGATTTTATTTGATGGTCTTGCGGTTTCTTCATATGAATCATGCCACATTCCAATTCTATTATCAAAATCTTCTGTTCGCCCAACTCTTAAAAGTACGGGGACATTCCCCGATGATTTTTCTGATGTCCATTCGCTTTGGGTATAGTGCTCCGCCACATCTCTATGAAATGTAAAGGCACTTGCTCCGGTCAATCTTATATCCGCCATAGAACCACTATTTATATTTTCGATATCGTTCTCGGAAAGCATCATGCCACGATATACTTCCGGAAAATCTTCTCTTGGGAAATTCCCGATACGTTCATTCACATAATTTTTCATCTGTATACCGGTGATGACATTTTCCATATTTAAATAATCAGATTGTGAATTGTAATCAGGATTCCCCAATTCATTTATTGGCGTGTAGTTGCCTCCATTATTTATCAATGCCGTTGATATCGCAACTCTGTTTTCTTCATCAGCACTTCCCCAATGTCTACCTTCTTCAACAACTGATAATTGTTCCCGCAATGTACTTCTGAACAATTCATCATCATCTAAATCATCATTCAAGTCATTATTTTCATAGAACTCATTAAACCCGTTTGAAAATCTTTCTGGATTATCTTCTTTTGCTAATTTTACATATTCTTTTCTCATTTCGCTTTCTGCTATTTTATCTACGAAAGCATTTATCGATTCTTCATCTTTAACGTCGAGCGAATTTATATCTTCTAATGATACATTAATTTTTTTTTTAAGGTTATCATTACTTACTCCTCCCCCACCCCCGCCTTCTCCAAATCTTCCCGCCTCATCTCGCGGCTGTTCGGGATTCCATGCCTTCAGGCGCTTACGGAATGCCTTGATCTGCTCCTGTGTCTGCTGTTGGCCCTGTTTGAGTTCGCCTTGGCCGTCGCGTATGTTCTTGAGCGCCTCTTCAAGCGCTCCGTTTTTCATCGGTGACTTTTCCGCCGCCTCTTCGTCTTCCTTGTCGATGATCGTTTTTTCAGTCTCATAGTCAATCGATCCGGGATACACAGCGGCGACGTATGTTTTCTTGCTTATCAACTTCCGGTCAAGGTCAGCGCCCATGATTTCGGATGTCTGTTTCTGCAAAGCCACGGACGTGAACGGGAGCATGACCTTGATATCGGGATCGATGATCCCATTCCCCGCGCCGGTCTTTTCAGCCGCCATGATCATGGCTTTGAGGATAAGCTCCCGGAGCCCTTCCTCCCACACCAACCGCTCGCGCGCGGTCGCGGCGTTCACTACTTCCATAAGATTCTCGGCTGTCGCGCGGTTGCTCATAAGTTCGGGCCAGGCGAGCCAGTGCATCGGGATACCGGAAGCCGAGGAAATGAGCTTGAGCGCGAGGAGAGCGTCCGACTCGACGGACTTCCCGGCGGCTCCCGTCGGTTCCTTGAGCCCAAACTCAGCCGGGCCGACAAACGCATCGCCGATTTTCCAGCCGTCTTTTTCGGAGAGAAGTTTGTTCACGGCGGCCGCGTCCCCGGCGTCTTTCGTCTTAAAATTCGGCATGACCTTGCCGAAAAGGTGCGTGTTATTCCGAAGGTCATACTTCGCGCGCGAGAAGTTTTGAAAGTCGGTTATGACCTTGTGCAACCGGCCCGGCGTGGAATTGTGATCGCTCCAAAGCCGCTTCCCCAGGACGATGTATGCAGAGTCGCCGGGATTGACGGTCACATCTTTGCTCTCGCTCTTATACGTCGCCTTTTCAAATCGCTGGCCATTCTCGGTGACCTGATATCGTTTCGCGTACCAAAGCACCTCCTCGACGGCGATATACTTCGCGCCCTTGTCGCGTTCAAGGCCCGTGTCCTTCCCGGAAATCGCAAGCGTGAGTAGATTGCGCCCTTCCAGTTCCCCGGTAAGGATGATGTCGATAAGCCGTGAGCCGTTTAGCTTGTTATCGGCGAGAAAATCGGCCGTCCACTTCTCGGCGGCTTTGTTCTTAGTGACAACCGATATGCCTTCTCCGCCGATGAACGACGCCCGCATGTCAACGACAGACCCGAACAACTCCGCGCCATAATCTCCACGAGCTTCATACATTTCATATGCGGCGGACACCTGTTCGGCGTAGGTTCGGAAGTTGTTCTTGTCAGCAACACCGGTAGTGACGTTGAACCCGGTAACGGCGATATTGAGTATATCTCGTTCGGCTTCTTCAAGTGCCTGTAGATTTCTGGTCATGCGCGCGCGGGCGATAGGATGAAACCCGTTCATAGACTGAATGCGGCGGCGCTGTAAATCGATTACCTGTCGGAATCCTGATTGATTCATCGGACGCCTCGTTTCAAAACAAAGAATGCTCCAGCCGCCGGGGTGTTGGCCAGGTCTTCGTTGCCGTATCGTACAGCGGCGATAGTATCGTCATCAATCTCGACGTATTCGTCAGTCACCGTTCCGTCCTTCAGTTCCCGGTATTTGAATCGAGGGAACTCGCGGGCCGCATTAGGACAATTTGTAGCATGAATATGGATTTTCGGCAAGGACTTCAACCAGTTCACACCGCGTTCGAGTGATCCCGGCCCCTTCTTCGCTCCATAAGCCACAAGCCCAAGCGCGTTGAATTCTGATATGTACGCCGGGTCCGCCGAATCGCAGATGATAGGCCGCGTCTTGATGTGCTTTGCGGCAATCCGTTCGCCGAAAACTTTATTGAGTATGTTCTTCGCGTACACCTCCGAATAGATGTACAGCTCCCCGTCTTTCATGGCCGAGAGCTCCCAGGCGTTCGCATGGTTGAACCCGAAGTCAGCCCCGGCCCGGATGTTTGTAAAGTCGTGCTCCTTGACCTCGAAGTCGTGGATTTCAAGATTGTGAAACACACGGGCGGTAGTTCTGGCCCCCCACTGATTGAGCACATAGACTTGGTAATAGTAATAGTCGATGTTCTTAAGGTTTTCGAGCTTGCCGATGTACTCTTTGTCCAAGTGCTCATTATCGTGATAGGTGGTTTCGAGAATGAAGCCTTCTTCCTTGGAAAGTGGACGGTCAAAAAACTCGGTTTTTATCCATGATGAAATATCGATAGGGTTGAATGACAGGATGATATGTTTCTTGAAGGGCGTCTTTGTCGGAATCACCGCAACCGGCTGGTCTTTCCCGCGTAGCCTGAGCGTAAGTTGCCGGTAATCGTCTATCGCGGTCTGGTCAGCTTCCTCCACCCACACCCATGACAGGTCGCCGGTGCGGAAAGTCACTGACTTGATCTGGTCCACATCATCAAGGCCGCGAAAAATGATCTGATTGTCGTTGAGCTTGCAGGAGATTTCCTCGGCCCCCTTTGAGCGGTTGATGTCAAAAAGCTCTTCAAGGCCCATGTCGCGGATAACCCGACACAAGAGGGCGAAGGTGGAATCATGGTTGTCGCGGCCCACCTTACGAACTACAAGACCGTTGAACCCTTTAAGTCCGATGGTATTGTATATCCTGTTTTGTCCGATGAAATACGATTTGCCGGCACCTGAACCGCCCTTAAATATCTGGACAGGCCGATAATCGGTGAGATAAGGCCGGTAAGCGGGATTGACAGCCTTGGTGAGTTGTCTGAAATCAACCGTTGTCATCGGTCGACTCCTGGGCTGGTCTAACAACGTATACTTTATCTCTTATCTCGATAGGGAGGGTAGGCTTTCCGTAAGCGTAAGCAAGAACAAGAGTCGCGGCCTTAATGATATCCCCTGCCTTGGTTTTCTTTTTAGTCAGTACTTCCTCGCATCTTTGCAGGGCGATTGGGGCCAACTTGATGAATGCTCGTTTTACATCAGGGTCGAATGTAGGGCGTCCGCCAGGATTACCTGATTGACCCTTTTTGAAAGGAT